GGGGTAAGGGTAGTAATAAATTCTTCCTTGATGGCTTCGTAGAAGGAAAGGATGGAACAATTAAGACACGATATGCAGCCTCTAGTACCTATGAATCATATGACCCACTTGTAACTTTACTAAGGCAGCTTACTGGAAAAATTCTTGCTGGAAAAGAAGTAAAGCAATTTGAGATTGATGACGCACTGAAGACTATTGCGTCTTCGATTTTGGATCCATATACCGATCCAAAGTTTCTCACAGAAGCACTTCTCAATATTTTAAGTGGTTTTGATGTGAGAACTGGAAAACCAATTTATGATACTGCTGCTAAAACACCAATGTTGGATAATGTCAAGGCTGGTATTCTTGAGCTTGCAAAAGCATTTGATCCGGGTACTTTCCAAATAATTAGAGCCTATGTCGAATCTTTAGACTCAGAAAAACTTCGTGGTCTATACGAAGGTGTCAATGCTGCTGGCTTTCCACTATCTTCAAGGGATATTGAAACTTGGGCAAAGACCGGCATTCGCCCAACGACAGTAAATGTGGATAAAGCTATTGGGTTCAATCTTTCAAAGGATATCAAAGCAATTAACCTACTTGATGATTCATTTACGAATTTTGTAAAGAAGACTGTAGATCAGCCCTATAGTCCGGAGCTTGGTAAGAAAATTGTTGATGAATACCGTAAGTATCAAGATCGTAAATTTGAAGCGATGCTTGATCTCAAGGACAAGGTTGATCTATTCAGCAGCATTACTTATAAAGACAAAGATGGTACGGTACGGAACTATGGATTTGGTAGAATAGTGTCAGCAATAACGGACAAGGGAAGGGCCAGTACTGATGTGCCTAAAGAACTTGAACAGGCTCGTGGTAATGTATTTGTGCCTGATATTGTTGCTGGCAGACAAGACATACGGGTAATGATTCTAGGAAAGAGTTACCCAACATCTGTTCTCAATGATATTGCAAAGGTAACGGCTGAGCTTTCTGGCAAGAGACTGGTAAGAGAAAAGAAGGAATAAGCAAAGAATGATGTCTTTCAATGGCAAGGCACTGAAGGTAGTAGATTCTGAAATCGATGATCTGGCAAGGGATCTGGAGGTCGAGCCAGCAGCCTTTAGGGCTGTGATTGCTGTCGAGGCTGCTGGGTCTGGCTTCGACAATGCAGGAAGGCCAAAGGCTCTATTCGAGCGTCATTGCTTCCATAGGCAGCTAATCAGCAAGCCAGAACTGCTGGAGAAGGCAGTGGCTGCTGGTCTGGCCTACAAGGTCTGGGGAACAAAGCCCTATCCAAAGGGATCTGATGCTGTCTACGACGAGATCCGTAGGGCTATAGAGCTAGACGAGACTGCTGCCCTTCTGTCTACTTCTTGGGGTCTTGGACAGATCATGGGCAGCAATTTCAAGCTTGCAGGATGCGCTACAGTAAAGGAAATGGTAGAGCAGGCATGTGAGTCGGAGGCTAACCAGCTAAGGCACATGGGGTCTTTCCTCAAGTCCACGAACCTTCTGAAGCCTCTACGGTTCAAGGACTGGTCAGCATTTGCCAAGGGCTACAACGGTCCAGCCTATGCTACTCATGGCTATGATGTAAAGCTGGCCAATGCCTATGCCAGACTGTCACAGCCAAAGAAGTAACATACTTAAAGAAGGAAAGGAATGAACTCAAATGGACTTGGGCAAGATCGCTTCCGGCATCCTAGGCGCAGTAGCTCCAGTATTAGGCACAGCCATTGGAGGACCATTTGGTGGAATGGTTGCATCAAAGCTCAGCGAAGCTCTGTTGGGCAAGCCAGACGCAGACCCAGAAGAGCTTAGGCAGGCAATCGAGAAGGCAAGTCCGGAGCAGCTAGTCCGCATCAAGGAACTGAACAACGAGTTCCTTGTCAAGATGAAGGAACTGGATGTCGATGTAGAGCGTCTTCACTCGGAAGACAGGAACTCTGCTCGCAACCGAGAGGTGCAGACAAGAGACTGGATGCCACGAGCGCTTGCATTCCTTATTGTCTTTGGCTTCATGGGCACCGTGTTCTCTGTGTTGCTGGGCTATGTGGATGGAATGAAGGACCCATTGACGGCTACTACCGTAGGCACCCTGATTGGCTTCGTAAGTGCAAAAGCAGAGCAGGTGGTGTCCTACTACTTCGGGTCCTCTTCCTCTTCTCAGGCGAAGACTGCGCTCATTGCAGAGCAGGGAAAGAAGCAGTAGTAGTCGTCACTGCTGTGGAGTCTTCTGGTCATTTTCGCCATCTTCATCATTGTATGGCATTTCCTCTTGAGGATCTTCTTCATGCTCGATAGCGATGATTTCATCACCCTCGTCGTTGTTAGCTTCCTCATCTGCTTCATCGCCGGACTCTTCATCCTCCCCGCTTTTCCTTGAGAGGAAACTGCAACGGACGAGAAGCTTCATCGTCCGCTCTTCGCCCAAGATCTCAAGGCTCTTGATGATGTCCTCTTCAAGCTCCTTGATGGTCTTGGGGTTCTCTACGGCAATACCACCCTTTACCTTCGATAGGAGTTCAAGAGCCTTGAGGGCGCTTTGGGTGTGGTTGTTGTTCTTGGCATACTCGTACTGCTTCTCGATCTCGGCAAGCACATCGATGTCCGAGATGCCGTTCTTCTCTAGCTCGGCAATGCGGGCAGCGACATCTGGGCTATTTACCAGTCTATATCCCTGTGCCTGTGCCGTGCCCTCAGCATAGCCAGCAGCCTTTGCCGACTCGGTAGCATTGCGGGTAACGACGTAGTGTCGTGCAAACTTCTCTTGCCGTTCATTGACCATAACTGGCTATCCGATCAATCATGCTGCCTTGCTGGCATGGAAGAACTGCGAGAAGTGCGGGACATTCTTGTACCTTGAGTGATCGTAGATCGTCTGGACAAGTGTGTTCTTTCCGTATACCTCGATTTGCATATCGACATCTTCCTTTTGGAATAGACGCTCGCAGTCCTGTGCCATTGCCAGTAGCTCTCCAGTAGTCCAGTACTTCTGTCCAAAGGCTTCCACGTTGAAGTACTTTGGCCTGTTCTCGGACATCTCCTTCTTCATATCTTCAGTTACATCTGGAATTGATCCATCAAATCCAAACAGATGGAACTTGCGGAACCCAACGATGTGAGCCATGCCGATAGCCCTCATGGCAGAACAGGTTCCACCGGTAACGAATACAGTATCTTCACCCAGATCAATCTTTGCCTTCACAGTAAAGTTCTGTGGATTGGCTGCCTGCTGCACCGCTTCCGAGTAGGCGTGCCAACCGTAGACTGTAGCACCCTTCTCAAGCAGCAGCTTTGTCACGCTGGGATCAGTCATGGAGGCAATGAAGAAGTTGGTCTCCTTTCGGATGTCCTTGAACAGGTCCTTTCGAACGACTCCGTGCGTGGACACGCCATCTACTGGCCGTGGGTCCAAGATCACGCAACCAAAGGGAACAATGCCATTCTCGATGAGCTTTGGGTAGCTGTGCTTTACGCAGAAGACATATGAACCAGTTGCCTTGATAAACTCTTTCAGCATCTTGTAGTCAACTGAAGGACCGCCGGATACGATGATTGCCTTGTCCTCATTGAACGGATACTTCTTGACGAAGGACCAGTTCTTGATCAGCTTCATGTTCTCTTCGATGTTGTTGAGGATGTATTCCTTTGGAACGCTATCTCGTGGCCTTACGATGATTGGAACCATCAGCAGGTTCTTCGGGATCTCTGGCAGACCCTCTGCATTGAGCAGGGCTACCAGATGGGTAATGCCACCACCCTTTACCTTGTCGGTTGAGGGAATGACCGTGATCTTCTTGCCTTCACCCTTAAGCTTGTCGAATAGGCGATTTGTACCGAGATACTCATCTCCGAGAATCTTGCCATCTTCGTCCTTCGAGAAGTAGTCATCGAAGACAATGACTGGCACATGCTTGAGGTTCTCATAATCAGACAGGACAGTGGTCTCGCTATGGCCGCCATCGATGTATGCAAAGTCAACAGATGGGATGGTCTTTACGGCATTGGTCAGTGTAACCTTTGAGTCACCCTTGTGAAGCTCGCAAGTGAAGATCTTGTTCTTGTCTTTCTTCATCTTGTCTGCAAACTGCACGAGACGATCACGAACAGAGTCGAAGGTATTGTGACGCTTGGAGTTAAGTTCGATCTTGTCCAGTTCTTCGGTTGCTTCTTCGAACAGATCGAAGCCGGTATAGTGAACGTTGTCCACCTTCTCGAACGCAGCAAGTGCCATCTCGATAGCCCTTCCACCGTTCCAAGTGCCAACCTCAACGATATGGAAGCTCTTCTTTCCATCCGAGTAGGTACGAACAAGATCAGCAAGCTTCTTGTATCGACCA